AAAGAAATTGAGGGCAAGATCGCAAATGCCCGAGATGATGGTGCAAAGGCCGAGAGAGAACGAATAAAGGGCATTGAAGAATCAACCATGCCCGGACATGAGGAGCTCGCCAGGGTGGCGAAGTTTGACGGCAAAACAACTCCTGGGGAATTTGCGCTAAAACAAGCACAGGCAGAAAAGGTGATGAGGGAAGAGAAGTTAAAAGTTCTCGATGAAGAAGGGATCAAGCCGATTGATTCTGCCGAAGATCGTGGAGAATTGAGAATCAAAGAAGAAGGCGAAAAGAATTTCATGGAAGTTGTTGAAGCATACATGAAAGAAAAGGGCTGCAAGAAATCGGAAGCAATCAAGGCGATAGTTGTATCTCATCCAGATTTACACAAAGCCTATATCCAAAACTCCAATAAGAAGGAGGTAAAAGAAAATGTATAACGAAGGAATTCGAGCGTTTACGGCAAATGGTGCTCTTACAGCACACGCGAGGGTGAAAGCCTCCGGTGGGAGTGTCACATCACCCGTGCAAGTTGAACTGGCTGGGTCCGGAGAACAACATATCGGTATAACAGAATACGCGGCGGGAAATGGGACTATAGTGGCGGTTAAACTCCGTACATTTCCAGGAACGGTTGAGGCGATAGCGGCGGGTATCGTAGTTCAGGGTGCTGTCATATATGGGGCGGCCGATGGAAAGGTTGATGATGCTTCGGCAGGATCTGCCATTGGTATAGCTCTTGAGGCGGCTGGTGCAGATGGAGACATTATTGAGATCGTTGATTTCTCGGTGCTATCAACTACCGCGGCAACTGTATCTATCGCTGATGCTCTTGCACATACCGATGCGGCAACGGTTGAGGCGGCACTGGAGGAAATATATATACATCTGCATTCGGCTCAAGTAACTATCCCAATCCCATTGGGTTCAATCACGATGGAAGATGGAACAGTACTTACAAAGCAAGCAACTACAGTCGCTGGTATTGCACAAATTGGAAACGCCGAGCAGGTGATAGATATTCCGGTAGACTGTTCATCGGGAGAAAATCTTGGTTTTTCGGTTCCTGTTCCGCAGGATTTGGATGATTCAGCCAATATTGAGGTTCATGTTCTGGTGGGGAAAGCTGCCAATCTTGATTCACTAACACTTGATTGTGAGGTCTATCCGTGTGCTGCTGGTGATGTTGCAAATGCAGATATTCAAGATACAGCAGCCCAGGCGATTACCGAGGCCGCAAGTGAACTCACATTTGTTTGCGGGGCCGATGGTGTTCTTGCTGCCCCAGGTGCGTTGACAGTTGTTCTGGCGGTTGGCGGGACTAACGATGGGGATGCAGTTTATATTTATGGCGTGTGGATCGAATACACACGACAAATCTTGACGAGTTAAAAGGAGGCAAAAAAAATGCCGAGACCAACAAGTGGAACAACTTTACAGCGGCCTGATCTTGCTTCCATTGCGTTTGAGTACATGGTGGAAGCGTCGCAACGAGGTTTTATAGGGCTTTCCCTATTGCCGATTTTTTCAGTATCCGAGCAGAGTGCCGATTATCCGGTAATTCCGATTGAGGCATTGATTAAACTGAAAGATACAGCAAGGGCGCCACGCGGTGCATATAATCGATCCGATTACGAATTTGAAACCGGGACTTATGCTTGTAAGGAGCATGGATGGGAAGAGCCGGTTGATGATTCCGAAGCAAGTCTTTATCGGAGATATTTCGATGCTGAAGTAGTTGCTACGATGAGGAGTGTTGATATTATACTCCGTGCACAGGAACAGCGAATCGCATCGATGCTCTACAATACGAGCAACTTGGCGTACACCAATATTGCGACAGAGTGGAGCACGGCATCAACGGCAACTCCGAGACTGAATGTAATGGCTGGCAAGGCATCAATGGCGGCAGCATCCGGACTGAAGCCGAATGCAATAGGCATGAGCGAGAAGGTTTTCAATAATCTTCTTTTAACTGCGGAAATTACAAGTGCTTTCAGATATACCAATCCGATTGAGATAGGTGGATTTGAGGCACAAAAGCGGATCATGGCTCAATACTTCGGAGTTGATGAAATTCTTGTCGGTAATGCGATCAAGGATTCAGCGAAAAAGGGAGCAAGTAAATCTATCGCTGATATATGGGATGACGAATATGTGCTTCTTGCAAAAGTTGCGAGAACCATGGACCTCCGAGATCCATCTCTCGGGAGAACGTTTCTTTGGGAAAACGACAGTCCAGATAATACCGTGGTTGAGGAATATCGAGAAGAAGAAAGAAGAAGTAATATTTATCGGGTTCGTCAAAATACCGATGAATGTTTTGTTTTCGCAGGCGCAGGATATTTGCTTGGAAATATCACTGCATAAGTAAATTTTTAAAAAGATAAAGGAGAGGCCGGGAGAAATCCCGGCCCCTATTAAATGGGATTACCCGATCAAATAGAATCCGATCTTGATACATTCATCAATAATGATGATTTTGCTATTGAGATAACATATACACCGAGCGGTGGGGACCCGGTAGTAATATCGGGAATTTATGACAATGAAACCGAGGGATTTAATATCCAGACCAATCAGCTCGAGGCTGGTGGTCCGAAAATTCTTGTCAAGGATTCCGATATAACCGGGGTCGCCATAGGGGATACAGTCATAAAGGATTCTATAACATATTATATCAGGGGAATAGCTCCCGATGGGTCGGGAATGACTGTTTTGACTTTAAGTGAGGATTGATGGCTGATAGTATTCGACAACAAATAATAGACGAAGTGATTGATCAATTAGAAACAATTACCATTGAGAATGGATATAAAACTGATGCCGGGAAATCTATTTACGAATGGAGAAAATTTCCGGTAAATAAAAATGAAACTCCATGTCTTATCGTTGCCGATCCGGAATGTGAGATTACTGAAGAAGAAGGATCAATTCACGATCACCGATTAACAATTGAAATCGGAATAATAGAGAGCGGGGCTGATACATCGGGAAGTCTACGGGAACTTATCGCCGATGTTTGTAAAGCCATAGGAATCGGGGCTAGAGAAAACTGGAATGATCTTGCATACGATACGGAACCGGGCGGGGACAGTACCGACATAGAACATAGAGACAGAATTTACGGGGACACTTCATTTAAAATTATTATTTGTTATCGTACTCCAGCCTGGGACCCTTATGAAACATCAAATGCGTAAAGGAGAAAAAAATGACACTGGGTAGAAAGCGTGGACAATTTAGCATTCATTCGGTGTGCTTCTATGATAGGACAAACGGTGTACCAATCTCAATTCTGAAAGTTCTTTCTGAAGCCTTAATTGATTTTAATGCCGAGTTTGAAAGCCTTGAGGGAGGCTCAAGTATGTTTCCCTGGGATGCCGAGATTAAATCCCTTAATGGAGATGTGAAAATATCGGGCAGAGAATATGAACCAAATACCATGGCGCTTCTTCTCGGTGGCGATCTCACAGAGAATGCTGCTGAGGCAAATGGCGCGATTGATGAATTTGAAAACGTGAAAGGAACATCGATCAAGAGTGTTGCAAATGGTATTGATGCCATAGAATTGACGGCTTTAGATGCTGATGATCTGAAAGAGGGAAAATATCTCCTGGTGGCAACGGCTGCTGGTGTTGTTTCTCTCTATGGTACTTCGGATGTTGATTTCAAGCGGGGAACTGATCTTGAATTTTCAGATGATACATTATTGATTGAGGCCAGTCTTGATGTTTCGTCTGCTGATGTCATTATTGAGGAGCTTGGGATCACACTTTCAAAAGTTGGAACACCAAATTTTACTGTCGGTGATACGGCTGAATTTTATATCAGGAAGCCGAACACTGGATCAATCGAAGTCGAGTTTGGTGCTTCCGGTTCTGAATTTTCGGAAATTGGAATCATCATCGCTGGTGGTCGTCAGTCGGACGGGACTATTCAGAGCATCGAGCTTTACAGAACGAAAGTCGCCGGTATGCCGATTGGATTCGGTGAGAAAGCATGGTCTGAATGGAGCACTACAATCAGAGCTCTCTATGACGAAACCAGGAATGCAGTAGGGAAGTATCGCAGGACTCACGCTGCGTAAATTGAGCGGGGTGAAATGCCCCGCTCTTATATTAAGGAGGTTAGCATGTACACAACTTTTATCAATGGTAAGGAAAGAAAATTAAAAGCCACGGCGGGATCGGTTATACGGATTTCTAAAAAGTACAAAGCTCAAATCGCCGATCTCACTAAGGCCATAACCAAAGATGAGGAATTCAATGCTGATTTGAATGAAGAAGAATTCCTTAATTTTATTTTCGAGATGGTGTGGGAATTAATTGCTCCAAATTTTATCGGACTAAAGCCATTCGTAACGTTCGCGAGATTCAAGGATAAAATAGACAATCTTGAATTGAACGAAGCGAGCAAAAAGGCATTTTTTCTCCTGCGGGGCGTACCGGAAGAGGATTATAGTAGAATTCAAAAAACCCAGGACGAGGAGGGTAGGAAAGGAAAAAAGGTGGGGAAGATGAATTCTCGGCCATTGAATGGGTAGAGGAAATAATTGATTTTGGTTATTACCTGTTTTATTTTTTTAAGCGGTTTTTAAATTTTTCAAATGACGAAATTGAGAGAATAGAAATTTGCGATGCAATTGAACTTCTCGAAATATACAAGCAGGAACAGGCAAACCGCGAGATGTGGGAGTTTCAACTGGCAGGTGGGGACCCCGAAGAAGTCCCGGAATTTATGGAAATAATCAATCGGAGAAAGATGGTCAAAAAGGTAAAGTTAGCGCAATTGACAAACGAGGAGTATGAAACTTATACAACATTTTTTGATAATATTTTAAAGAAGAAAAAATAAATGGCAGCACGAACTAAAATAGCGGTAGAACTTGATTTACTAAATGGTGAATACCTTGCCAAAATGAAGCAGTCTCAAGCTGTTGCTCAGGGATTTGCAAGTAGGCTCCAGAGTTCAATGCGGTCCGCTGCTGCCCCGATGCTTGCTCTGACTTCGAGTATCGGATTAGCTCGCCAGGCTTTTAATTTCTTAAAAAATGCAATCGGCTATGTAATAGAAACGGTTGATAAACAGAACAAGGCTGAACTCCAACTCGAAGCCAGACTTAAAAGCACTGGTCATGCCGCAGGACTCACAAAAGACGAACTCCTAAATATGGCCTTGGCCTTACAAGACGTGACAACCTACGGTGACGAAACAGTTATAGAAGCTGAAAATTTGCTTTTGACATTTACGAAGATCGGCAAAGAGGTAATGCCCGAAGCACTTGAAACGGTGCTCAACATGTCGGTTGCTCTCGGGCAGGATATGAAGTCCTCTGCGATACAGCTTGGAAAGGCCCTCAATGATCCGATACTTGGCGTTACGGCACTTCGCAGGGTTGGGGTACAACTCTCCAAAGATCAGGAAGGCCAGATTAGGCAGTATGTGAAGCTCGGTAATGTTATGTCTGCTCAGAAAATTATCCTTTCTGAATTAGCTACCCAAATGGGAGGGGCGGCAAGAACTGAAGCGAGATCCTTGACTGGCCAGATTGAGCAAATGAAAAATGTGTGGTCGGACTTGGTAGAAGAGCTCGGCAGAGGCGGTTTTAGCCAATCCTTAATTGATATAGTGCAAAATCTGAAGACACTTGGAAAATGGCTGAAGGACGCTGTTATATGGGCGGATAAGCTGGAAAAAACCCTTGAAAGATTTGATGCCGCAGTTTTCGGGAGAATTATGGGATTGCCTAAATTGGTAAAGCCAATAGAGAGCGATCCATTTATACAGGGATTGATTGAGAAACTCCAGGAGGAGCGCAGGCAGAAACAATTAAAACAAACAAAAGAATTCCAAAAGCCTTCTCCGCTTGGAAAGAAGCCAGCAGTTGAAATGAAAGCGGGCGGCATGGAGGAAACAAATTTACTTTATCAGCAACTAAGAAAGGCCGCAGACGAGGCAGCAACGGCAATCGGAAACTCATTTACTTCAGCATTTTCTAATATTGATCAAGCCAATCGCCAACTTACTTATGATCTGATATGGGGAGAAGGTGGCTGGAAAAATTGGCAAAAACAAATGTCGGAAATTTTGAAGCAATTTGTAGCAGACATTATTTATGCGACGATAAAACTTATAGCACTTCGAGCGGTGATGACAGCCGTGGGGTTTAGCACGGTTGGTGGTGGTGGTGCATTCGCCGGGGGTTTCACAGCTGGACTTCTCGGATTCAAGCGTGGTTATGTTCCCGTGTTGCAAGGCGGTCAAGTCCCATCGGGGCACGTTCCGGCATATATCGATCCCAGTGAAGCGGTTATAAATAAACAAAGTACAAGAAGCTATAATAATTTATTAAGGGCAATAAACGAAAACCCAGGAGGGGGGGCCGGGAATACAATAAATATTTCATTCAATGGAAATGTAATGAACGATGAATATGTTGACGGGTATGTTATCCCGAAACTTCAGCAAGTTGCTAAAAGCATGGGGGCGACAGTTTTTACGAGGAAGGGTGAATATTAATGTTG